AATACTTTAATTGTTGGTTCTAATGGCGCAGGTAAATCTACGATGCTTGATGCATTGTGTTTTGCTTTGTTTGGTAAAGCATTTAGAAGTATTAATAAACCACAACTAATTAATTCTATCAATCAAAAAGATTGTATTACTGAATGTGAATTTGATATTGGTAATAAGAAATATAAAATTGTTCGTGGTATCAAACCTAATATCTTTGAGATATATCAGGATGGAGATTTACTGAATCAAGATGCTGCAAGTAGAGATTATCAAGAATACTTAGAAAAGTTTATTCTGAAATTAAACTACAAATCATTTACACAGATTGTTATATTGGGTTCTGCATCATTTGTACCATTCATGCAATTATCTGCAAATGATCGTAGGTCAATCATTGAAGATTTATTAGATATACAAATATTTTCTACAATGAATACCGTATTGAAAGATAAGATATCTGGTAATAAAGATCAGGTTACAGATAACAATTCTAAATTACATATTGTAGAAACTAAGATTGAAATTCAGAATACACATATTAAAAGTATACAAAAAACTAACGAAGAGAAAATAGAAGAATATGATAATCAGATCAAATTGTATAACACTGACATACATGAGTTACAAAGCAAAATTGAACAAACATCCAACTCAATCAACTTATTACAAACCTACGTGGAAAACAAAATTGAAGTTGAGACTAGACTCAAGAAATTTTCAAAAATTGAATCTCAGATTGAAAACAACTTATCCAAATATAAATCTGATATTGGTTTCTTTGAACAGAATGATAATTGTCCAACCTGTAAGCAAGAAATTGCCTTGGGGTTTAAAGAACAACAAATCAAAGAGAATAATGATAGAGTTGCCGAAATTGAATCGGGATTAAAAATATTAGAAGAAAAATTATTGGCAGAACAAGAACGACTGAATGAGATTACATTAAAACAAAAAGAAATACAGAAATTACAAATTAGTAATGCTACTAACACAACTTCTATTACAGAAACAAACAAATATATTTCAAAGTTGAAATCTCAAATTGAATCATTGAAATCTAAACAAGATAATTTAGAAGTAGAAAATACTAAATTAAAAGAATTAAATATTGAATTAGAAGTGATATTACAAAAGAAGAAAGAACTGATTGATGAAAAAACATATTATGAAGCCGCTTCAGGTTTACTCAAAGATACTGGTATTAAGACTAAGATTATCAAACAATATTTACCCATTATTAATAAAGTTGTAAACAAACATTTAGCAACATTTGATTTCTTTGTTAATTTTAATTTAGATGAATCATTCAAAGAAACAATTAAATCAAGACACCGTGATGCATTTAGTTATGAATCATTTAGTGAAGGTGAAAAGCAAAGAATTGATATGGCATTGATGTTGACATGGAGAACAATTGCAAAGTTAAAAAATTCTGCAAATACTAATCTGTTAATATTAGATGAAATATTTGATTCTAGTTTAGATGCAAATGGTACAGAGTATTTAATGAACATCTTGCATATGTTAGAAGATGTAAATTTATTTGTAATTAGCCATAAAGGTGATATATTACAAGATAAGTTTAGGTCAGTAATTAAATTTGAGAAGGTAAAGAATTTTTCAAGGATAACAACATGAGTGATATTTTAACGATTGATACAGGATTTGGAATACCAGCAACACCAAAAGAAGAAGATATTCTTCCATACAAATTAGTAGACCCATCGCATCCAGCATTACATGAACCAATACCTGAATATGATGAAACTTCATTGCCAAATTATCATATGTCACATTTAATTAAACGATTAAAAATGACAATGAAATTATATGGTGGCATTGGTATTTCTGCCAATCAATGTGGGATAAGAGAAAGAGTTTTTATTATTGGTAATGAACACTTTCAAATGGCATGTATTAATCCTAGAATTGTAGAGACAGGTAAAAAAGTTGCCAAATTAAAAGAAGGTTGCTTAAGTTTTCCTGGTTTAACATTAAATATCGCTAGACATACATCAATAAAAGTAGTATACTATACAGAATCGGGAGAACAAAAATTAATAGATTTTGATGGTATTACTGCCCAATGCTTTCAACATGAATTAGATCATATGAATGGTTCTCTATTTACTGAACATGTTGGTCCTCTTGCATTGAAGATGGCAAAAAAGAAACAAGATAAATTAATTAAACAATATACAAGAATAACGAAATGAAAAGACCAATATTAAAGCAATTAAATATTCCTAAATACGAAAAAGATTTAAGTGTATCAGTAAAATGTATTGAAGGTCTAACACTTTCATTAGTTAAAACAAAATACAATAATGGAAATTGGGAAGCAATTTCATTAAGAGGTTATAGTAATGATTATAAAAATATTTTGAAACCTGCAGTATTAAAGAGTAATCTTGAAGAGGGTGAATTACAGGATACTACCTTACGATTTGTTCCAGAAATGGAATCTTTGAATGAAATTTTGAAACAGATACCTGCAGAGTTTCAAAGGGTTCGTGTGATGAGATTAAAAGCAGGAACTAAAATTGAAAAACATACAGATAAAATTGATAAAACTATTGGGTTTGAAGATGGAGAAATTATTCGTGTTCATGTACCAATTAAGACTGATCCAAAAGTTGTATTTTCTTTATATGATGGAAAACAAAAATGTGATTACTTTCTAGAAACTGGTACTTATTATTATACAGATGTAACTAAAGCACACGAAGTGCATAATATGTGGGAACAAGATAGATTACATTTAGTAATTGATTGTTATTCTAATCAAACAATGAGAGAGTTAATACTGCAATGATTATAGCTACAATATCAGATTTATCTACAATTCAATCCATTTTTAGTCTTTATAAGAAAAGTTATTTTCCACACATTAGACAAGATTATTTAAAAAGAAAATTAGAAAATAATAATATTATTTTAGAAGATGGTGTTGTAATTGTATTTGGTGTATATAAAAGAAAACAAAAGATTGGTAATGTTGAAGCACAAAAAGGTGATGCACATATAGGACAAATTGTAACTAATTCACAAGGTTCTGGTAATGCATCTAAAATATTATCTAAGTTTTTTTATGAAATGAATTCTGCAGTTTGGTTAACAGTTAGAGCAGAAAATGATAGAGCAAGAAGATTCTATGAAAAAAATGGTATGAAAAAAGTTGGAGATATAAGTTGGTCTGAAGGTACTATACCTGGTGTTGTTTATAAATTTGAAATGGTAAATATATGAAATATTTTTATGAGAAGAATACTGAATTATTGGAATCTGAATCTAATAAAAAGTTTGAAGAAATACTTGCAATGACTAAAGATGAATTCCGTGAATGGGCAATTCAACTTCGTAAAACTATTGTTAGTCTATGGGATGAAAAAGGACAACCACCAAGAGTTGGTTACAATGAAGATGAAATATTAGATCAGTTTAATCAGATGACTAGTTTTCCAGTATTCAAATTTTTAGTTAAAGATGAATTAACTGGTGAAACTGATGTGATTCGTAATACAAGTAATGTTGGTAATGCAGTTAATCAATGGTTTCCTACTATGATGAAAACACGTATTAACTATACCAAAGATGTAAACAAAGGTAAATCAATCTATGATTACTTTGCTAAAGATGAATTGTTAGATACATTTATTACATATGCATCAAGGCATTTCAAAAGAGATTCTTTCTATCATTATTCCAGCCCAATTAAAAAAGATCAGATTATTGAGATGGGTTCTTTAGTATACAAAGTAAATTCTACAAATGAATTCTTGCAATGGTTTGAAACTAAAGCAAGAACATATAATACACATGATTATTGGTTAGAACCTAATGAAGAAAAAGAATATACTGGTTACACTGAAGAATTGAAGAATCAAAATTATCTACGTATTACTAAACAAGAAATATTACAATTACAAGTAAGTAACCCTGGATTGATTCCTAAATCATGTACCACAAATGTGGAACATAAAGATGCACAATCATTTCGAATTCGGTTATATGAAAAAGGACAAAAGATATTTCCTATTGGACTAAAAGCATTTCGTGTATCGTTCTGTCAATATGCAGTTAATTTCCCACCATTAACTGCCAAGTTTCTTTATGAAAGATTTACAGACCATATTAAGAAACAAGACCAAATTAATATCTATGACCCATCATCTGGTTGGGGTGGTAGACTATTAGGTGCATTATCTGTAGATGATTCTAGAAATATACATTACATTGGTACTGATCCTAATACAGATCATAACACTACAACTGGTAGAACTAAGTATCATGAATTTGCAGATTTCTTTAATACAAAGACATATCGTGCAACAGGATTATTTCCTAAAACACATACCTATCAAATATTTCAACATGGTTCAGAAGAAATACATAATGATCCAAAATTTCAGAAATATAAAGGTGAGTTAGATATGATATTTACATCACCACCTTATTTTTCTAAAGAAGCATATTCTGAAGATGATGCACAATCATACAAGAAGTTTTCTCAATATGATTTATGGCGTGATGGTTTTCTTAAAAAGACATTGAATACTTGTGTAGAATATTTACGTAATGATAGATATCTGTTATGGAACATTGCCGATGCTGCATTTGATGGTGATATGTTGCCATTAGAACAAGATTCTATTGACTATCTATTATCATTAGGTATGATATACAAAGGTAAATTAAAGATGGCACTTGCACAAATGCCTGGCGGTAATAGATTAGACCCAATAACTGGGTTGCCAAAAGCAAAAAACTTCTGTAAAATCAATGACAAAATGTGGTTAAAATACGAACCTATTTTTATCTTCTATAAACCTTAATAAAATCAAAGAGTTACATAGCGCTTGACATTGGATTCAGTTAATGTATAATGATTGTATATTAATAGAGAGATCAATATGGAAAACTATTCTACTGAATCGAAATCACAGTTAGCAAAGTTACTTGCCACTGAAAACATCACAATTCAACATGCTAAAATTCAAACTGCATCGTTTAATCTGAAAACTCGTGTATTGAATTGTCCTATTTGGACTGATATGAGTGGTGATCTTTATGATTTGTTGATGGGTCATGAAGTTGGTCATGCATTAGAGACACCTGAAGAAGGTTGGCATGATGCAATTATTGAGAATCAATCTAAAAACTTTAAAACATTTTTGAATGTTGTTGAAGATGCCCGTATTGAAAAGAAAATCAAACGGCGTTATCCTGGTCTTAAAAAATCATTTATCAATGCTTATAAACAGTTAATTGATAAAGACTTTTTTGGTATTAAAAATGAAGATGTTAATTCATTACCTCTTATTGATAAAATTAATCTTTATACAAAAGGCGGTACATTTTTGGGTATTACTTTTACTGATATTGAAACTGAATTATTAAGTAAAGTAGAAAAATGTGAAACATGGGAAGATGTTGTCCGTGTTGCTGAAGAATTATTTGGTTATTCTAAAAAAGAACAACAAGATAAACAAGAAAA